TTGTTTAGATGCACATCCGCTTTTCGTCATCAATGCCTAACGTATGAGCAAAACGCTGATATTCTTCTTCCACCGCTCGCTGCTTTGCTTTGTACCTTTCGGCCTTATCTGTCTCACCGTCGGCTTCCGCCACCGCTGCTTGCCGCTGTAGTTTTCTGTGTTTGTTTTCAGCGCGTCGCAGTACTTGAGTTGCTTCATAGTATGTATAGCTCTTGTCTCCGTATTGCTTCGGAGTTGCCCACTTCATTGCAGCCAGGTCTTCCTCCGTGTATGTTCTCACAGAGACGCCTTCGAACCATGGAAAATAGTGATGCCGGCAGTTCACGCCTCTCAGCCCGTCTACTTGATCAAGTCCACATACTGCATAGACACTGGGGTATATATCACCGTCTTTTATGCTGTACACTCTGCCCTGCCATCGCTCATGATTGCACCATACGTTCGGGCCGTCTTTGTCACGTGCGCCGCGATGTGCCGTCACTTCTACATAGTTAGTGTGCAAGTCCGATATAGCCATGTCTGCAACGCGCGCGCCGTAGTCTGACAACCTGTTAACACAAGCGCTTGCAGCTGCTTTTGCTAGGTCTCCACCAGCGCCGTTATCATATAGTGCTTTTGTAGTGAGTCCATTCCGCGCGAGTGAGTCCAGCAGCTCACGCGTCACCACTGCTTGATCGTTCCCTGCAGCTATTCGAGTGAGTATCCACGCGGCGGCGAAGTCAAGCAGGCTCCCCACTGAAATGAAATGTTTCCCTTGTGCTGTTTCTGCTGTTACTCCGAGAGTACTGAAAGTTTCTGATACTTTTTCTTCTTCTTTTATACTTTCAGCCGCTTCAATCATTTCAGCAGTCTGTTTCACTCCGCGCGCTACATATACAGATTTATAGTAGTCATCTGCTTTCTTTCGTGCAATTGTGAACAATTTGTGAACTTCATCTTGTGATGCTCGTGTACGCTCGCTAATCAGTTTTTCAAGCTTTTTATCATTACTACCACGCAGCCGCCAGGTTTCCAAAGTCCGTATGTCAATATCTTTCAATACCGCGGCGACGTAACACAGAATGAAAATTTCGGTCTCTGAGCATATTTTCTGCAGCTTTTTTGTTGCTTTTGCGAAGTATTCGGGATTGAATGGATATTTTTTAGCGTCCATCATTATTCAGCTTCTTCTGTCAGCTCTTCGATTGCCGGAACGTTCCTTTTTGATTCTTCTTCTGATTCCCCCAGGTATCTGGCGCGCAGCTCCCACCTGGACATTGCACCCATACCAACCAAGGCGCGGTCTCTTTCAAATTCCGCTTGCGTGTCTTCAATTATTGAGTCGTCAAAATGGACATCAATTTTTGCTTCTTCATTCAGACCCTGGTTCATCCAAAAATTGCCAAGATGGAGAATAATCCCGCAGAGTTCTTTCAGCACGCCGTCAAGAACGATCTCGTGTTTCTTCAACGCTCTGAAGAGCTTACTGTTGCTGCTGATGACCTCTTTTGCCGTTTTTGCCGTGCCGCCGTCGAATTTATAATAATTGTTGCCAAGCCCGCACTTCTGACTGAGGATGTTCAGCATGTCCTGAATACCGCGGCTGTGAGCGTCCGCGCGAATGTTCATATCAACTTCTTTTATAAGGGTGTCCTGCTCGCCGTCTTCCGGCAGTGCATAGTATACCAGGTCGGACGTATCAAACACTGGTTCTCCGTCAAGATTTTTCAATGTCTGTAGTTTAACAATAATCCGCTTCTTCCCGAGAACGAATTCGTTAACATAAGAATCATAAGCAATATCGACGCTCTTGAGCTGGTCAATGGCATTGGCATACACGGATATTCCCATCGGGCCACCATTGGTGACGTTATTTTTAATATTGAAACGATCAATAACAAATTGCGGCCGTGTGGAGAACGTGTGCACCACTTCCGGCAGGGTTGCGTAGTCTGGGATTGTGCTTAGAGGTACTTCTGCAACGCTTACACCGCTTGTTATATCGTAAACTTTGTTACTGATATCGTATAGTTTCGTTGCTTTATCAATCGTGTGTATCTGTAAGTAAAGGTATTGACGATTCCGCACTTTTGTAGTCTGTGCAAAGGCCGCTTCTTTGATTTTCCCATTGATCCAGGAAATGGGAAAGATCTGATCTCCTGGGATGTAGTCAATAACGATGCCTTCAGCTTCTCCCGTTGGGGCGCCGTTCGCGTCAACAACAGCACCGACAATGTGAGGGACGTAAGCGACGGTTCCTGTCCGCCCTTTTTCCTCTTGCATCTCATTCCCACGGATTGCAAAATTATTATCATCCAGGATGGCGTGAACAAATTCACTCTCGGCGTCACCTTCTATGGCGATGTCAACTTTTTCATTCAGAAGAAGGTCAGCCCAGTCTTCGCAAACCTGCTTCGCCATTGCGGCTGTATACCGGTGAACTTGCATTTTTTGCGTACCAGTGTCCACTGTATATTTGTGGAATTTATCAACGTCGCCATTGTACCAGTCTTCCCACTCCTTCTGTTTAAGATAGAAGGAAGGATCGACTGTTTTATAGCCTAGTCTCCGCAGCACCGCTGCAACTACATTATATATCATAGTAAGTCTCCTTAAGCTTTGGAATAATATTTTCGCCAAACGGACTCTAAAGAATACCTAGTGCCGTCTAAAAAATGATTGTTTTTATCCGGGTAACCAGATATTGGATTGCCGTCTTTATCCCGTTCATGCTCGTAACTTGTAAACTCCTTATATGCGTGCGGCGTGCGTTTCGGATCGATAATGATTTTACGGCCTGCAAGCCACTTTAGGCCGTACCGCACAGAATCCGGGCCTTTTATGGCGTTCCTGGCGTCAAGGCCGAGAGCACGGAAGTCCGCCGTACTTTTCTTTTCAGCGCTGTCACATGTGATCGGATAATCGTTATATCCGCGCTGTTTAATCATTTCGGCGGTTTCGCGGTTCTGCTTCTTCAACGCGTATATTTCGTCAATCAGAAGAATTTCTTCACGGTGGTGGTCATAGTTCAACCGAATAAAAGCAAACGGGTCCGGGCTGAAACCCCAGTCGACGCCTTGATAGATGTGATCGCATGCAGCAACTTCTTCATCTGTAATTGTTCTGATTTCCAGGTTGTCAAAAACATTCGCACCGTCTCCGATTGCTTTGCCGAGATACTCGTGCTCATATGCTGTCGGATTTGTTTCTTTTAAGTGTTCCGCTTCTTCCAAAAACGCCGGGCCGAGCCATTCCGGCGGGGCGGTCCTATAGTCAGAGTGATGAACGTGCTTATTTTCTGCGGGCTCCAGGACATATTGATTCACCCACGCCATACGGCTTTTGGGCGGGTTGTAAGACAGCAGCGTCAAGCCGTCTCCACCACGGAGTACAGACTGCCGGACGTTTCGCAGCTCTTCCGGGCCGTTTAGCTGGTCAGCCTCCTCAACCCACAGAACGCCGATGTATCCGATTTTCGGTTTTATCGATTTAATTTTGGTCGGATCATCCAGCCCTCGAAAGTAAATCCTTTGATTGGTCTGCTTATCCACTATCAGCATTGGAGACACCGTGCAACGATATCTCTCTTCCAGCCCGAGAGCACTGATTGCCCACTGCATCTGCTCGTATACCGAGTCCCGGAGCGTCGCTTGTATTTTCCTAATGATGGCAACGTTAACCTCCGGGTTATTTCGCATAATTTCGATAATTTTTAAACTAATGTAAGACGACTTTAGAGAACCACGGCCGCCCTCAATTACCCAGGTATTGTTGGTCGTGATTTCCCGATTGAGGTCTACAAAAGACGAACCGAGCAGCTTTGCTGGAAGCAGGAATTCTTTTTGGTCACCATCAATCAGCCCAGCCGCAAGGTTCGCTTTTTCCTGCCAGGCCTCCATCTTTTCCACCGCTCCAAGGTTGCCTTGCGTAGCCTCCTGAAAAACGCCGGCCACTATCATCGCAGCGTTGGTCAAGTCCGGATCATCCAGCCCCATGCGCTTGAGGTCGTCCCTCACGTCCTTGCTCTTGATATCCGCGTCAGCAATCTTCGACGCCAGCTCCACAAGCGTGCGTTTGCGGCGTTGTACTTTTTGCGAGGCGAGCCCGCCCTTACGAGCTGCGGCCGCCCCGGTTCCGTTGGGGCCAGGTGTAAATGGCGTGGCCTTACTTAGATTGTTCAGACTTTTAGGATTATACGGCATCAGCTCACCTCCTCCCGCTTGCGTTTTGTTCTTTTAACTATCTGTGAATTTTTTGTGAACTCGTTTCTAATGCTCGAAGCATTGTTTGTGCAGATTGCGCTAAACTTTGGATTCTAAATCCACACATCACGTCACTGCTTTTGTGCAATTTATACTAATCTTGTACTATTAGTACACTCTTTACTACATGATTTGTGCAATTATGGGTGCTTTGTCACCCATATATGGCAGCGTCCGGAGTACGTTGTAATCGATCCAGTCTACGCAGTCTTCATACTCACAGAAGCCCTGCCATGACATTAAGTACTCGATCATCAATTCGTAATCGTAGATCACGCGGCCGTCAAAAGTCACGCCAATGATTGCCGTTGCATAATCACAACTTGTAAAATGCGGTGCATTCTCGCAGCCATGCTCCCGTAGGATCTCCTCTGCCGTTTTCTGATCTGCTGTTCTCATAGTCTCTTCCTCCAATCATAGTCTTAAATAGTCTGGAATTTCAGCAACTTTCGTTGTCTTTCGCCTCGGTGCTGGTCTGTACTTCATTGGGGCGTTGTCATGCTCCGTTGGATGCTCAATCTCTTGTATGTCTCTCTCGCAGCGTTCCGGCAGTATGTATCCATGCTTGGCCCGTATCGAGTCAGCATAAGGGCAATACCTCGGGTCACCGTGATACTCTTGAGCGCATACGTGAGAAAGACAAAACTTATCGTGGTCTGTAATCATGGTTTAGTTCCTCCCATCCAATAGCAAAACAATAAGCAAAACAAAAAGAAAAGAGCTTTTCGCTTCATGCCACTTCCTGGGCTTCAGCGATCCGCTCTTTCGCTATGTTAAAAAATTGTTCATTTAGCTCTATTCCGATAAAGTCCCTCCCGGTGTTGATACAAGCAACACCAGTGGAGCCTGAACCCATGCAGGAATCCAAAACGGTCTCGCCCGGATTGGTATATGTTTTTATCAGCCATTCAAGTAATGCCACGGGTTTCTGGGTTGAATGTTTCTTGTCAAAACGATCCGCATTGCTGAATTTTATAATGTCTGTAGGAAATCGTTCGCCGTTTGTGTTTACGGTGCCAATTCTTTCAAAATCATTAAACAGTTCACATGAACCACTTCTGTTTCTGATATACGGTTTTCCAGGCACCTTCCGTGGATTGTACGTGGGCAATTTCTTATAGAATACCAGTACATTTTCGTGTGCTCTAAGCGGCATCTTGTTTGCATTTAAAAATCCCGACGCGAGATTTTTTTGCCAGATGATTTCATACCGAAAACGCTTGCGGTTTCCGTTAATCAAATCGACCGCAAAAGGAAGTTGCGAGAAAAGGACAATTGCACCGTTTGACTTAATAATCCTATTGTATTCTTCCCACATTTGTGGGATGGGTACCACCTTATCCCAGGGGGCATGCGTTGTGCCATACGGAGGATCAGTCAATATCATGTCAATGCTGCCGTCTGGGATGGATTTCATCAGCTCCAGACAGTCACCACACATAAGTTGCATTATAGAAGCCCCCATTCCGCAAGTTTTTCAAAGCCGCCGATATTATCGATAAAGTCCTTTGCCTGCTGTACCAGTTCGTCATACGGGATCCCGTCAACTTCTTCATCACCAATAGCACAAGAGAATTCAACGGTTTTCCTGGTTTTCATAGCCTGCATGGCCGCATAGATGTTTAAAGTTACATCCGCCTTGCTCAGGTCCTTGCCATGAAGGCCACCGCCGGTTACCGCGTTTCCCATATCGCTGCCGAGCTTCCTGTTTACGGCTCCGGTGTCTACAGGCGTGCCGCCGGTCCAGGGGCCGAGGGGATTGAATACGATTTCAACCGCTTCCCGTATGCCATTCATATCGAGGATGTGAAGGAGCTCTTTTCGTTCATCTTTGCCGAGGCTTTCCATATTGCTCTGGCAGATAATCAGTCGGCCGGCTTTCTCGTCAATGATATATTTGCCATCCGCGCCATATCGTCTGTAAAGATACCGAGCAATAGTGCAGAGGGCATCCTGCTCTCTTGTGGTCGGTGTTCCTTTAAAAATTCCATTATCGCCGCAGCGAATCATGCCGCGCTGGTTCTTTGCCAGGTGCTCGTCTTGCTCATAGCAACAGCTATGGACGACGATTTCGGGGCCCGCGGTACGCCACCCAATTTTTTCAACTTCGTGCGGTTCAATATACACGGAGCTCTCCATTTTAATTTCACAGCCGCCGTGTCCGATTAAGACTTCAACGGCAATTTTCGGATCTTGCTGCTTTTCGTATGCCAGATCTACAATAGCGCCAGCAATGCGGTCAGCAATTTTGTCCGGGTGCTTGGGGTTTACTTTCTCAAACATTTTCTTTCCTCTCTTTCTATATTACTATTACACGTTTATACTGAGTGTTCTTGGCTTATTCATATTGCCTCTGCTTTCTCGAATACCTTCAGCATTTTAGGGATCTGCATTGCGAACCAATCGATCTCGCCTTCATCGTGGCCAGAGGAAGAGTGGTACATGTTCTGCGCCAGACCGGATTCATAGAGGAAAGCATGAATGATTTCATGACGCTTAACTTCCTTGAGATAAGCGTCGTAATTCTTCAGGTCATCGATCTTTCCAAAAGGATCATCCGGAATATAGATTGTCTTCGTGCTTCGGTCTGTATATCCATCAACCGATTCAAACATCGGATCATCCGCTCTGGATAATATCTTCATCTTCCATTTGGAGCCGAGGATGTTTAAGTTATAAATCTTCATTACAGCTTTTCCTCCGGATGTTTCCAAAAAAAGAGCTCGTGGATTATTGCCACAAGCTCTTTTGCTTTTGTTTGTTTACTTCAATACTTCGTTTCGTTAAGTATTTGTTTAACTTCTCAATCCCGCGTTTGGCTAGTATCTCCGCCAGGGGGGCTTCCAGCGTCCCGCCGAGTTGCAGATCACGGAACGGCCTGTTGGACAAGTTGCACGCCGGGGCGCGTCCGGGCCAGGTCGTCATCGTGTCATAGCAGCGGCATATATACGGGCTCGTGCGTGAGTGGTACTTATGCTGATAGTTGCAGCACTCATAGCAGCACTGCGCCGGGTCGCGCTTTCCGTATTCGGCTAGCATTGCATCGTGTGCTTGCCATGGGGTCAAGGCTCCAGCTACCATATGTCACACCTCCGCCCACGCGCGCTTTTCTCTTCCATCCAAATAGATGATGGGGGAGATTTTACTCGCCGGCGTGTATCCCTGCCGGTCTGCGTAGCCGCCATAATCAAGAGTTGCGGCCATCGAAACAAATAATTTGTCCGTGATTGAGACTGTAGAGTGCTGGCTGTCTGGTCTGTAGTAGGCCTTGCGTAGTACCGCGGGCTCGTGCACGTGCCCAGCCACATATATATCAGCGTCGACAATTTGACAATAGTCAATCAGTCGGTTGACTTTTCCACCACTTTTACGTCCACCGCCAGAGCCGTGCGTTACGTAAATCACATAGCATACTCCACTCTTGCGGCCGTGGCTGCGCTTGCCAACGCGGACAAAGCAGAGCGCGGTGGTGTCTGAGTATTTCTCAATGAGTCCTAACTGGCTGGCCACAATTCTCAGCGTTTCTATCCCGTCGGAACGCTCAACGCGCGCCTCGTGGTTGCCAGGGACGATTGCAATAATTTTATCTTTAATCGGAGTTAGAAGTTTAGTCGCGTGCTCGATTTGCTGCATAGGTGTGAGCGTCGCACCGTATGTGTCACCGATACTTGACACGGTCGCGGTGTCCATCACATCACCAGCAACTATGGCATAAGCACCCAGGGTGTTCTTAATGTGCGTTATTTTTTTGCTGATTGCGTCTGCGTCACTGTGTCTGTCACCTATATGCCAGTCCGATAACACGTGCAGTTCCGCAACGTCCAGATCTTCTGGAAGATCCGCCCGAATAGCTCTCATCCACTCACCCCGTTCAACTGCTATCTGATTATGTATAGTATAACAGATTTATCAGACGATTTTTTCACCGCGGTAAAAACAAATTATGCATAAAAAAGTGCATAAAAAATGAATAGTTTATGAGATAAAATGAATAATATAGTTAAAACAATACAAAACGTTGCATAATGCTGCTGCACCCTCCGGGAATACGGGATCAAATTTCAAAATCGCGTCAGAATCGTGTGTAAGCGCTTTTACGGGTGGGGGGAATATAAATTTACCACCCGGGTGTTCAAAAACGCGCAGAAACGATCCTAGGGGCCAAATTTTGGAAATTAGGGCAAATGTGAAAGTGCAAAAGTCACCCGCGGATGGAAATCAGACTACGGGATGAGCTAAAATTTGCCAAAAACGGGGCCTAGGAGCGTTTCTGCGGCGTTTTGCGATATCACGACGTGTGGGACTCATCGTAGGGAAGCTGGAACGATCCTGAGCGATCCTGGGGCCAAATCGGAGTTGCACTCTGGAGGGGGGCCCGGATGGGGAGACTGGCAAGGTGAAATTAGACAAGCCTAACCGCTGTGGGAGGGGGGGATAATAGGGGGGGTGGGGTTAAGCTCCTGAAGATGGTTAACTTAACAAAAAGAAGAAACCGTATACTGAGTTACTTAGTATGGGCCGTTTCAAAAAAATTTTCGCGCTGGTTCGTCAAGACTAACCTCCCCCCTTCGCCTCGCTGCACCGCTCCCAGGACGCTGAAAACCTGCCCAAAACACTGCCCTGGAAGCCTCAAAAACGTCAAAACTGCCCTTCGAGCCCTTGCATACTCGCTGCATAGTCTATGCATAATAATGCATAATTATTCATTTATTATGTATTATTATTCATTTTCCAGAGTAGGCCAGGAAGATCAAGCCAGCCTTTTTTCTTTTAGTTTTGCTCCCCTCCTTTATCTACTTACTTATTTATTTATTTATTTAATTATTTATCCATATAATTATTTTTTCTTGATAAATATTGACAGAAGTGAACGGTTTGTTAACAATTCAGAACTTTTAAGGGAAATTTCTCTTGTTTTGTTTACACTCCATTAATATCTACGTTATAAGTTATATAATTTTGCTGTTTTGCTTATTTTAAGTAATAAATACTACTGTAAAAGTTCTTAAAATAAATATTTTCGTTTCGTTTGTGATTTTTGACTAAGTACCGAAAAAAGATATAATAATAGTACGAAGGAAAGGAAAACTTCAAGAGAAAGCGAGGAATAAAAAATGAATAACCAGTATACAACCGAGTACGAAGAAGCGCGTGAACACATCATGTCACGGAGTTTTGACCTATCTGCCTGGGTGCTGGCATACATGGGTAACGACTGGGAGGATCACGGCAAGACTGTAACGTGCAAGTCCAACCCTTCGGTGGTTATCAATCGCGGCCGCAATCTCTACAAAGACTACGGAACGCCCCACGACCCCGCCGGGCGCGGCTGGGGCAACGGGATTGATTTACTCGTCTATTACTATAACTTTGACGCGGCTAGCGCCATCAGAGAGCTCTCACGGGACATACCAGCAAGCACGACCACTGCCACACGCAAGCCTCGAGCTCCACGCCAGCGCAGCATAGCAGCGGCGGCAAACGGCACAACGGTGGTCACGGGGGACGCCCCCGCCGAGACGGAG